CTGATTGACGATGCGGTTGCCCATTTCAGCAACCGCGAAATAAGAACTATTGAAGTACCCGAGTGGAACGTGAAGCTCTACGCCAAGAGACTTACCTTGGAAGACAAGTCACGTTGGGCCAAACGAGCCGATGGCGATGCGACAGACTACCTGGTCTACGCATGCATCTTCGGCTTACAGGATGATAAGGGCGAGCAGGTCTTCAGCCTAGAAGACAAGGTCAAACTCAAGAAGTCCGTGGACCCAGAGGTGTTAACTCGCTTGGGTAACTTCGCTCTTGCACTAGACGCTGACAGCGAGGAAGAGCGCGAAAAAAACTGATAGATGGTCGGGGTGAGCCTACCGAGCTTTACATGATGTATGAGCTTGCTAGTCGCCTCGGCCAAACCATCACCACAATACAGCAGATGACTGTCGATGAATTCAATCATTGGTGGACATTCTTCAGGTTGAAGCAGGAAGTATCCGATGGCAAGCATGGGCAAAAGCATACTAACCCTGGGGGTTGATGGCAGTCAGATGACCGCTGGGATGAGAAAGGCCCAGGGAGACATGGCGAAGACCGGCAAGTCTGCAAAGGACTTAAACGCCAATCTGCGGTTTATGCGGGGCGGTATGGGTCAGGTCGGCCATCAAGTTCAAGACGTTGCAGTTCAGATGCAAATGGGCACTGATGCAATGATTATTTTTGGTCAGCAGGGTTCTCAGATTGCCTCGTTGTTCGGCCCTGGCGGCGCATTGCTTGGTGCGTTGCTTGCTGTTGGTGCTGCTGCCGCCGGACCTTTATACGACTCTTTCACAGACACTTCTGATGCTATAGCCGACCTTGGTGAAAAGGCGGCTGAATTCAATGCAATAACAAAAGATACGATACCTCTGCTAAGAGAGATAGAGCAGGCAGGTATAGATAAGAAATATAGAGAAATCCAAGAAGAGATTGATGGTCTTAACGCAAAATCTAAGCGATACCAAGACGAAATAGATGGGATTAACAATCGCACTATAGCGGTAATTGGCACCGATTCTAAGCGTGAGAAGCAACTCGCTCGCTTGCAGCGATTTATAGACGAAAATGCAGCATCTATAGCAACAAAGGAGGCCGAGCAGCGCGAGCTAATAGCCACCAATGATGAAGAAGTACTGAGCCTTCGTGACTCAACCACTGCGTTAAGAGAGTCCGTTGAAACCTACGGTATGAATATCGTTGAGATGGCGGTCTACAAGGCAGCTAAAGACGGTGTAATAACAGAGCTTGAAAGAGAAACTATAGCTCTAAGCGGCTCTATGCTGGCCTTGGAGCTAGAAACAAAATCGATGAAGGAGGCCGCTCAAGAGGCTGAAAAGCTCGCAAAGGCTAGGGAGAAAGCGGAGCAGAAGAAAGCTAAGGAAGACGTTGCGGCTGGCGCAGCGGCTACATCTTTGTTCAATCAGTTGCTAACAGAGACTGAACAAATACAAGTAGAGTTCGAGAAAAGACAGCAAATAATCGATGACGCCGTAACTGCGGGTCAATACACAACCGAGCAGGCTGAAGCTCTTCGCACGATGATTGTCGCTGATGCTGCCAAACAGCGAACAAAAATTGTAGAAGACGAAGCAACCGAGCAAGCGAAGCTGAGAAAGGATGCCATCAAAGGCATTGGTGATCAGTTGATGACCTTAGATTCTAGCAACAAGAAAGTCTTCCAGATGCAGAAGGCTTACCGTATGGCTGAAGCCACGATGGCTGCATACCAGGGCGCGACTAATGCCCTGGCGGCCCCGTTCCCATTCCCTATACCCCAGGTCATGGCGGGCGCTGCACTTACCTTGGGTTTGGCTAACGTTGCTCAAATCAAAGCTCAAAGCTTCGAGGGCGGCGGTTTCACCGGCTACGGCGCTCGTGCAGGCGGCCTGGACGGTAAGGGTGGTCGCATGGCGATGATTCACCCCAACGAAACCGTCGTAGACCACAGAAATGGAGGGGCAGCAGGCGTCACAATCGTTAATAATGTAGACGCTAGGGGTGCCGGTGCTGATGTGGACCAGAAGATTAAAATGGCTATGGCTCAGACATCCCAGCAGACCGTATTGCAAGTGCAAGACTTGATTCGACGCAAGAGGCTGGTGTAAATGACTACTTTCGCATTTCCAAGCATTACGCCTACGACGAACACATTTGAACTGGTGTCTAACACCAGGACGTTTCAGTCGCCGCTGACTAACGCAGTGCAAACGTCATCGCGCAAGGGTTCACTGTGGCGAGCCAGCTTGCAGTTCAATAACCTGTCGGGCGATGACCGCCAGGAGATGCAGGCGTTCTTGGTTAAGCTAAACGGACAACAGCACAGATTCACCCTTCACGACCATTCCTACACCCGAAGGGGTGCGGGTGGTGGCACATTGTCAATCAACGGCGCGAGTCAATCAGGAACCGCACTGGTGTGCGATGGTGCGACTGCTAACGTCAACAACTACCTGAGAGCGGGCGATTACATATCGTTCAACAACGAACTGCACATGGTTGTGGTCGATGCTAATTCAGACGTATCGGGTAACGTCACTTTGTCGATTGCACCACCTATCAGAAAGACACCATCGGACGATACGGTTGTGGACTACCTCACACCGGTCTCTGGGGTGTTTATGCTTGCAGGCCCAGCGTCATGGGATACTCAGCCAGGAATCATATCCAGCTTTACGATTGAAGCCGTCGAGGATGTTCTAGCATGAGCCGGGGCTTCCCATCAGCGGTTCTAACGGCGCTATCGTCAGATCACGTCGCGCTCGTCACGTTTGCCAAGTTGGAGTTCCCGTCTGGCACGTTGTACCTGCACAACTCAATCGGCACCTACACCTGGGGCGGGAACGATTGGCTGGGCACCGGGGACCTTGGCGAGATCAGTCAGATTGAGGAAGGGGCGCAGATAAGCCCATACAAACTGACGCTAACGCTTTCAGGTTTGGACGCTACGATTTCAGGCGCTGCGCTAACAGAAGATTACTACCTACAGCCGGTAACCGTTTACCTGGGCGCGCTTAATCCCGATGATGAGCTTATTGCTGATCCTACGGTGGTCTGGGAAGGGGCAATGGACCAGATGGAGATCAGCGTAGGCGCAGAGGGCGGTGACGCTATTGTGCTTACTGCCGAATCTGAACTTGCACGCTTCGATAAGGCATCGAATCTGAAGTACACGGACGCGCAGTTGCAATCTGACTCCGCTGGTTCTCTGGGTTTTGAGTTCATGGCTGACATCGAGGGAGCAAAGATTCGGTGGGGTGATCCAAACTCTGATGCTGTTGCGGGTGGGCCTGCCAACCCGAACATCTACGACAACATCAACGTGAATCCACCGTTCTGATGAAGGTTCACGCAGCACTCAATAAGTGGCAAAAGCGCGATTTCAAATATGGCGACGCCGACTGCTGCCAGTTCATCGCCTTTGTTGTCAAAGAGCTAACGGGTAAAGACTATTCTGCTGGTTTTCAGTATGAGTCGGAAGCGCAGGCTGAGTTACTGGTGGGGAGAGAGGGTGAGCTTGTCGATTTCATCGGCAGTATATTGGGCGAACCGAGCAACGAATTGAAGGACGGCGACCCGTGTATCGTTGCCGCGCCGATTGTCGGTCAGGTTTGTGGTATTAAATTGAGAGACAAGGTGGTCTGCTTGACAAGCAAAGGGTTCGCACAGATCCCCGACCGCTATCTCGTCTCAGGATGGAGCATTTAAGTGCCACAGGTAATTGTAGCTGCTGGTCTAGCGATTTATAAAGTCGGGTTGGCGACCGTTGCCGTTGTGGGCGGGGCAAGCGCGGCTGCTACAGCTTCAACTTTTGTTGTGATGGCTGCGGGAACAGCGGCGGTTGTTGCTGGTGCGGCTCTTGCGAATGCGGCAATGAAGGCATTGATTCCGGATTTGTCAATGCCACAGCCTGACACAGACAGATCCAGACAGCAGACGGTTAGGGGTACGATTGAACCCCAGAAAATGGTCTATGGCGAAGCCTTGGTATCTGGCCCGATCTTCTTCGTTGGCGTGGCAGGAACGGATAACCGAGAACTGTATCACTCCATCGCCCTCACTGGGCATGAGGTTGAAGACATCACGGATGTGTTCTTCGATAATGAGAAAATCCTAGACGCGCAGATTGATTTCCAATCCAGAGTTACCGCTGGGACGTTTGGCCCGATTGACAGTGACTACATCTGCCAGATTGAACGGCAGACCGGAGCATCGAACCAAGCTGCTGCTGGATTACTAAGAAGCGCATTCCCATCGGTATGGACTACATCACACACCACGCCTAACATTTCGTGCATCACAACTCAGTGGGTCAGGACAGACGGTTCACAAGAGCTATGGGACAGACTGACCCCGCGAGACATCAAGGCGCTGGTAAAGGGTAAGAAGGACATCTATGACCCTCGCCTAGACGCATCAGCAGGCGCGAATCCCACCAATGCAACCTATCAGCAGTGGACAGACAACCCTGCTCTGTGTGCGGCTAATTACCTGACAGACACCACGTTTGGATTGTCAGTGCCTGTAGCCAAGATTGATTGGGACGCAGTAGAAACGGCAGCGGACGCTTGTGACGTGTTGGTCGCCATCCCTGGTGGTACGCAAAAGCGATTCACTGCCAACGGTGTTTTGTTCGCTACTGACTCGCACCGAGCCAACATCAACAAGCTGATGTCTGCGATGAACGGCTCACTGGTGTATTCCAACGGCGTTTACACAATCAGAGCGGGGGTATACGAGGCACCAACGGAGAGTTTAGATGAAGACTCACTTGCAGGCCCGATTTCGGTTAGAACGTCGGTGGATCGCGGTGATCGTTTTAATACAATCCGCCCGATATTTATTGACCCCGACCAGCAGCACAAGAGTGTCGAGGCACCAGAAGTCGCTCTTACAGCAGCGGTTAGCCGAGATAACAACGAAACATTGATTCGTGATGTGCAACTGTCATTCACAAACACGTCGTACATGGCGCAGAGGATCGCTCATAAGCAGATTCAACTGACAGACCAGCAGACTGTTCTCACGTTCCCATGCAATCTCTCTGGACTTCGTGTGGATGTTGGCGACCGAGTCAGCGTCACGGTCTCGGAGTTGAACTACAGCAATAAGGTTTTCCGCTGCGCTGGTTGGTCGTTCTCCGATACTCAAGACGGCGTGGTCAATCTGACGCTGTTGGAAGATGACTCTGGCTCCTACGCCGACCCGACTTCTGGTGAGTACAGCACGCGCTCACCCTCTGGAACTATCACCCCAGGATTCCGTGGTGTACCTGACCCACAGAACCTGACGGCTACGTCTGGCCTCAAGCACATCGAATTGAACTGGACGAACCCGACCAACCCCAAGCTGTTTGAGACCATCGTGGTTTACGCTTCGGCTGACTCGTCTTGGGATAATGCCCAGTTGATTGGCGAGACCAGGGGAACGCAGTTCTTCCACGACGCAGCGAATCCGACTGACCCTCTATCGGTTGGTGACCAGAGATACTACTGGGTTCAAGCATTTGCCTACGCTGGCGATAAGAACAGCACACAAGAATTCGTCAGGTCCGACCGAAACCCAGACAACGACACCTCAACTATCGTCGCTTCGGTTGGCCCGAACAATCCAGACTATTCTGAGATCGTTGACGATACACCGTCACAGACTCCACCCACCGGATTGACGCTGACAGAAACGACTGTCTTGGGTAACGATGGCTCTGTCCTTCCTGCGGTTCAGGTGTCGTGGACTGCATCTAGCCCCAACACCTACGTTTCGTACTACGAAGTGCAGTTCAAGCAGACTTCGCAGAACGAGATTGACTATGGCTCTGTCGCCAACTCATACACGGCTACAATCGACTACGGTTCTGTGGCTAATGCCACCACCCTCGAATTGAACTATGGGGGAGTGAACGAGGCTATTACCGGCGCAGGCGCTGAGTTCTCGTCTGTGAATGTCCACGGCACTAGTACCGTGATCGCTGGCATGAAAGAGCTTGAGGAGTTCACGTTCAAGGTCAGAGCGGTAACGCTTACCGGCAAGGTTTCTGGCTTCATCACTGGTGTATTGACGCTTCAGGGCGACCAGACTGCTCCGGCTATCCCATCCAGCATTGTGGCGACCGGCGGGATTCAGCAAATCAAGCTCGACTATGAATTGCCGTCCGATTCTGATCTGGCCTATGTCGAGATCTTCCAAAATACGGTAGACAACCAAGCATCGTCCTCGTTAATCGTCAAAACCAAGTCAGACCAGCACACAGTCACGGGTCTGGGTAACGATGTCACCCGATACTACTGGCTGCGAAGTGCTGACCGCTCTGGGAACCTGTCTGGCTTCAGCGCGTCGTTCTCAGCCACCACGCAGAAGATTGTTCTGGATGATTTCGCTCAGGATGTCTTGGACGAGTTCGCTGCTGGCGATGCTTTCGGTATTGAGCCTGTTAGCACGCTCTCAGGCGTTACAGGGTCGCATGTCGGGCAGATTAAGTTCCTGACTACCACTTCTGAGCTTTACGTTTGGAACGGCACAGCGTGGACTACAGACCTGTTTACGGCGTCATCTGTTGACCCCGGTTCTATCACTGCTGCCTCATTTGCCTCCGGTGTTGAGCCAATCTCTGCGGTTACAAGCCTGCCCTCTCCCACCGGGTATACAGGGCCGAGCATTGTCTTCCTAACAAGTGACAAGAAGCTCTACCGTTACAACTCGTCGGTGCCTGAGTTTACGACGCTGGTCAACACGACAGACCTGTCTGGCACATTGGGCGAGAACCTATTCAGCGACACGGTTCGACCAATCGAGAGGGTGGGTACTTTACCGACTAGCAACCTGACCACTGGGCGAGTGGTGATGCTTACCACCGACTCCAAGCTCTATCGCTACAGTGGGACGGCGTGGACAAAGGCGATTTCAGCGGCAGACCTTGATGACCAAGT